CTACACTGTCACCGTTACCGTCAGATCCTGCCCGGGCATTGAATCTGTTCCGCTCGCCACCGAGACGATATCGATGTTCAACGTCGCTCCTGCAACCAGCACGGGAAGCCCAAACCCATCCACGGCGTTCGACACGGTCGACCCATTGGGAATCGTTACCTGGCAGAGCGCGGTTTCATTCTGCGTTACGGCCACCACCAGATCTCCGCCCGACGGAGCCACATTGACCGTCGCGAGCACTTCGCCAATCGATCGCGCTGTGTCCACCGTCACCTTCGGAGCCGCGTCGTTTTGCACCGCCACCACGCCCGCCACCTGGAAACAGAACTGCCCGCCTGACAGCGTTCGTAATCCCTCATCCGTCATGCTCGTGTAGCAAGCGTTCTGCACCGGGCCATTTCCGATTTTGTTCGTCATGAACAGCTCGGCTCCGGCAATCCGTGCGTCGGCCAGATCCACGCCGTAGGCATAGGTTCCGCTGGAGGGGCTGCCGAAAAAGCCTTGGGGAAACGGCATCACGTATGTACGCCGGCTCAGCGTGTAAATCGCCGTCCCATTGGTGTGCGCGCTTGCCGTGGAGCTCAGGACCCCACGCGCGATGGTCAAGGTCCCGTCGCTCGCGGGCGCCAGTGAAACCAGCAAAATCTCAGCGTCAATCTGCAACACATCGTCAAGATTGAATGTTCCGCCTGCGGCAGGAGCGCAAGTGCCGGATGTCGCATCCAAAGCCGCTGCCAGTTGACTCGCCGCCGCCCCATTCAGCTCGTTCCAGTAATAAAGAGTCAGAGAGCCCGACGTGATCGTCGTCGTGTTTGTCGGTGTCGCGAACCCGATCCCCGATACCTCCAATCCGCCATGCCCCGTCGCCGCCAGCCCATAAACCGGCGCGGGAGGAACGTCGGAATCCGTCAGGTCTCCGGATCCCAGCCCGAGTTGCCATCGCGTCACCGGTGAATCCTGGTAGCTGCATTCTTCGTTATATGCGTTCGCCGATCGTCCACAAATCTGCACCGTACTGCCGGGCTCTGTCGGAACTTCGAACGTAATCTGATTCGAAGTGGTCGAACCACCTAATGAGTACCCCGCCTGCGACACCGCAAAATGGCTCGTTGCGTCGGGCACCACCGTCCACGGAGCCGTAATCGTGATCAACTGCGCAGTGTTGGACGCGATGATCTGTTCCTGTCCGGCGCCTGTACCCGTTGTGATCCGCACCACCAAACCCGCGTACTCGTTGACTGGCATCTCCAGAGTTGAATTCCCGACCGTCGTTGCCGAGAACTGATCGGCCTGTAACGTGGGTTGTGTCTCCATCCGCCAATAGAAATCGGCATGATCGTAATTCTGGTCCGGCGGAGGCGTTGTCGTACCGGCCAGCCCCGGGTCGCTGAAGGTCGCACTCAGTGCCGCTCCCGTGGCGATCCGGCGCAGCGTCACCGATGTAACTCCCCGGTACACGTTGCAGCTCGCAGTTAGTGAAGAGAGGCTCAGTCCCTGTAAGGTAACTGTGTTCGTGTTAGTCCCGGCCGGAATCGTCGCCGTAACGATAAACGACAGGACCGATTCGCCGCCGTTGGCGTCGACACCGCTGACAGCATAGTAGTAGGTCACGCCACCCGGTAACGTTCCCGCTGTCGTGTTCACTAGGGCCGACAAGCTCACCAAAGGTATTGCCGCCGCCGATCCCGTCGGCTTGCTCGGAGCTACAAATGAGACCGTCAGCAGTGTCGATACCGTGCCATCGCTCAGCGCCTGCTGCAGCTCAGTTACTCCGAAGTCCGTGCTTCCATCGGAGTTGATTACGGTTCCAGACAGTGGATTCGGCAGCCCGCTACCTGCCGACCCTTGTCTCCTCCCCGCGGGCTGCGTGATCGTTGGCGTATCGCTGTACCAGGCGTCGTCGTGGATCTGAGCCGAGATCACCGCTGTCCGAAAATTGACTCCAGGAGCAATCGAAGTGATTCGAAACGGTTGGCGCGTCCAGTCTTCCCGCGCGTAGGTAAGACTGATAATATCTCCCGGCTTGAGTCCGGCGGCTCGCACACTCGTCTGAAACTGTACGTAAGTGTTCCCGTTGACGGCTTTGTTGAGTTCTCGTGTAAGTACGCGCGCCGCCTGGCTAAAGTTAGGAATGCCCAGCGCCTGCAACGTTACTGTAATCTCCTGACCCGTCAGCAGGACGTCGTCCAGATCCGATACGGACAAGCTGTCCTGTTGGTACTCGTTCAACATATCCTGGAACTCGACAGTGAATCGGTTCGGCGTGTCTGCGAGCGACAAAGATGACACCGTCAGGCTGCTGCTGCCATCCGACCGCCGCGCAATCCCCGAGAAAACGGTGTCCCCGAACTCATACGCCGGCCAACCGTCATCAAGTGTCTCAGTCGAGTTGCTTCCAGGCGGCGGCGTTGTCGGCTGTTGATTCGCAATGGTATTTTGCATCACCGCCTGCAGCAGGCCGTTGTCTCCCATCGTCAGAAGAATGCTCGCATTGTTTCCGATGCCTCGCACCAGGTCACCAACGCTACGCCGCCACGTGATGATCAAATTGCACTGGAATCGGGCCACCGTCATCGGATTGCCATTGAGGTCGGTGGCCGGAATCAGCACATCGCACACCGCGGCGGCCTGCGCGAACGAAGGGATGTTGAGATCGGTCGCTTCCCATCCCGCGCGCTGTAGGATGTCCAGCAACACCCACGCGGGATTATTAGTGAATACCGTGCTAAGAAGCGCGCCCGTCGTGTCGTAGGTCGCCAGATGAAGCCCGCGAATCAGGACATCGATCTCCGGCAGCGTTGTCCCATCGCTGATCTGATTAGGAACCACCACCGACAGGTATGCCATGCTCCCGTATGGATCGCCCAGAGGATTTCCTGCGTTATCGACAAAATCCAGATCGAAGGCGCCGTTCCGCGTGCCCGTGCTCACCACGTTGTACCAACCCGTGCCGGTCATGTTTATGTTGGGTTGACCCGCCGGAATTTCGACATCGTTCACGACTACCGTGTCCACGCCATCGATGATGCCGGAACTGAGCAGCACCTCCATGCGGGTGAGATTGCCATCGTTTCTCGCGAACACAATCGGCGGCTGATACCAACCGCGTCCGTACACCAGCGGTACGCAGTCGTTGTAAACCGCGAGGTTGTCAAGAACTGGCGAAAGGTGGCGGCCGCGCTCGCCATAACTTCGCACCATGATCTGCGGCGGAACGAACTCGATGCCGCCAAAGCGACAGGTCACGTTGCCCGAGCTGTCCTGATCGAACATCCCACGCAGTTGGCAATCGCTTCTGCTTAACGCGCAGGTCGTGAATGGCACGGAACCGTTCAGATTCCCCACGCCGCCTGTCAATCCCGCCGAATACCCGCACTCATAGAAAGGCGACGAGACCCCCGCAGTACCCCCGCTTACTGCTTCCTCCATCTGCGCCGAATTGCCAGGGAAAGCCCAGGGGCAGAGGCGTTGTATCCGAACCGCCGGCAGGTAGGACCGCTGCAGGTTCAGCCGATTGACAAAGCTGAGTCGCAGCGTTGTCTCAGTCGCCTGGTTCACCGGATCGGCAGTCCCTCGAAATACGACGATGCTATCCGATGCCGCGGTCGCTGCGGCCAGATCGAAGAACAGGAAGGTCACCACTACTTCGGCGCCCTTCCACCCAACGGTCTGGTCCACTTGAGTCATCACGGCATCGGCGTCGGCAAGCAGTACTCGCAGACTCGCCGTGCTTCCTACCGTGTCGTTGGTGCCGTTCTGAAATTCGAACGCGTTGTGGTCGAGGACTCGTGCCTGGTAAATGTTCCCGCTCCAGGAAACCGCGTGTGTGCTCAGGCTCTGCACACTCCCGTCGCCCAATGTGCAGTCGAACAGGAAAAGCGGAGTGCCCGGCGTCTCTTCTTCTTTGAGTTCATAGACACTTCCACTGGCCATTTGTTCTCTCTTGTGTGGGGCAGCTTGAGCCCATAGCTGCCTGCCTCTTACAACTGACTTACAATCCGCACGCTGCAGCCGAACAGTCCGGCATCGGTTGCCGTGACATTCATCGCGTCCTGATCGAACCTGCTGCTCGTGAACACGCCGCCCGTCGCGGTTGTGCTCTTATAGACACCAGCGGCAGGTTGCGCTTCCACCTGCAGTCCGCACACTTGAACGGTAACTCCAGGCGCGATTGCAAGGCCAAACACCACCTGTGTGCTCGTTCCACCTGTCGCGACAGCCTGCCATCTTTGCCATGTTCCGGTTACGGTGGCTGTAAGCACCGCCGTACCGCCAATTTGAAAAGTGACTTCGGCCGCGCTCATGTCAGTCCGCAGATACGCGCTGAAGCAGTATTGCAACGCTCCCGGCGCATTGCTCGTCTGCGACACAGACTGCAGTGTCGCCGCGCCGTTCGCGATCTGCGTGCCAGCCGTGCCTCCAAACGCATCGCCAACTGAGGTGAGCGCTAGCTGCGGATCTACCGTCCACACCGCTTGCGTGAGTTCGCCGCTCCAGCTCAGCAGGTTTGCGCTGGGGTCCACGAACGTGAAGGTATTGAGCCGCCCCTCTGCGCCCTGAAACAGGCTCTGCAGCGCCTGGACTTCGTCGGCGGTAAGTTCCGAATACTTCAGCGTCCACCCGACCTGTTCAAAGTCCGTGTCGGATATCTGGATCGCACTTCCGTCCGATAACGCGTTCCTTAGCGTCCGATAACCTTCCAGTCGCGCAAGCGGCAACTGCGCAACAGCTCCGCTTTGCAACTGAGGAAAGATCAGCGCCATTAGTTACCGTTCTGCTGTATAGCCACTGTTGTTGTGGAGCGCCCGTTCGCGTCGATTGACGTCTGAATCGAATCCGAAACGAAGGAGCAGTTGTCGTACACGGTCCCGCTTACCGGATCCGTGAAGCTGAAAACTCCATTGATGCCCCGCTGAATGCGAAAGAAAAGCAATGTCGTGTTGCTTTCCCCTTCGTCCAGCAGATTCAAACTCACTGTCCACTTGAGCAATGGCCCTGCATACCGAGGGAATCGCTGCTCCGTCCCGTCGAGGAATTGCACGACGTCGGTGACATACTGCGTCTGAGTTACAAGCGGATACTGTGCCTCGACTCCGGTTTTCAGCAGCGGAAAGCTCGCCATAGTTACAACTCCGACAACACGTCGTTAATCGAATGCGAGTTCAGAATCGCCTGACGAACAGCCGTCGCAATGTCGCTGCTTCGGTCAAGGAACGATCGGCTGTCCATCGCGTTCACCTGCACTGTGACGCCGCTGGCGGCTTGCGATGTCGTCTGCGCCCTGGGAATACCGTTGCTGCCATAATCGCTTCCCGCAAGTTGGCCCCCGGTCGACGTGCCACCGGTCGCGTCCACATTCAGTGATGGCGGCATCGTGAACGTCTCCAGAGACGCTGGCGTATTTGAGCTTCCGCCAAACAGGCTTTCGATCCCGCTGATGATCGGCGAAAGCAGTCCGCCTCCGGATAGAAGATCGCCTGCCAGCCCACCCGCGCCTGAAGCAACGCTGCTCAGCAAGCTTTGGCCGCCGGAAACTCCCGACAATACCGTCTCCACGCTTTGAGCCACGCTCGATGTCTGAGTCTGCTCAAAGGTCGTCAGATTGTTCACGCTGTTTGTCGTGTCCTGCAACGCCTGAACCAGTGCCTGCGTCAGGCTTTCCGTCGTGGAGTTATCGCTGGAACTCTGCCATGGTGCCCCACTCATCGCCTGTGCCGCCGCGGCCTGTAACTGCTGCTCACCGCCGGATTGACTGGGCATGCGCCTCCTGACTCGCACTCTTCATCTCCGCATGGAATTCGCGCTCCAGCAGGATGATCGCATCGACCACGCGCGCCGGAAGATCGTGTAGTGACCCGCCGGGGCATCGCTTCCACACGTTAAACTCATCCAGCAGATACTTACTCTCTGCCGTGATAATCGACTTCGGGCACCGCGTCACCCCAACTTGCCGCCGGCCCCACACGATGCGCCCGTTACTCGATTCGGCCTCGCCAACCCACGCGCAATTTCGTCTTCGTTCCAGACCGCTCTTCCTGCACGCGTCGCACTTCCATGCGGCTTGGTTCGTGAATTGAAAGTGGAAGGCGACGATCAGTTTTTTGATTCTTCCGGATTCAGGCCGCACTCGGATCGGATCGAAGTCAGAATCTCTCGGACAATATCCTCTGGTCCTCGCTCCAGCAGAAGTTCGTGCGTCGCGGCCTCTCCGTCGATTAGCAGCCCTGATATTTCCCTCAGCCCCCAGCGCAGGTACATGGCGTCGATCTCGCTTCCAGTGAGACTCGCTTCGATCTTGTCTCCTGCGCTCTGTCCTGCCTCCAGATATTCCGTCTTGCGCCCGATCTCGCGGATGTGCCTCAGTAACTCGCTGCGCCGTCCGAAAGACATCCTGTTAATCGAGTAACTAACTCCGGGATAGCGGACGGATTCCTTGCGCACAACACTCTCGTAGTGAGTTCCGTTACCCGAATGCAACGAACACCTCGTCATTCACCAGACCTTGCGCCTGGCTGCCTTGAAAACGCCACTGTACCCGGTTCTGCGAATCGTCGAAGCTCGGCACCACCAGGGACACGCTCTTCAGATAGATGCCCAGAAGCTGCCCCTGTTGTTCCCCCAGTTGCAGCATTACGCTCGTCGGTGACCATTGGCGGGCCGCCTCATACAAACCCTGCGTCTGTTCATCGTCCATCTGAAAAACGCTGAAATCGATCGTTACCGACCGCAAGCCCGGCGAGATCGCGCGCGCCAGATCCGATCCGAATTCGCGGTTCCGCAAATCCAGTCCGTTGTTGAGCGTTACCTGGGCCGACGTTAACGTGAAGAACTGCAGCGGAGCAGCCCCAATCCAAGCCTCTCCGAGGTAACCAGGGACAACAGTAAACTGCCCTGTTGCCGCAGTCGGCTCAGCGGGGAACGCGCTCAGCCCTCCTTGTGCCGATTGAAAACTCGCGCTGTCGATAAGATCGGCAGCCACTCCGGAGAATTCGAATTGTTGATAATCCCCGTTCCCGACAACACGGGCTTGATTCACGGCCGCACCCGCAACAATCCGATGTACCGCCGTTGCCGGGCTCCAGTAATCGTAGATAGTGGTGCTCTCGAGTTCGGTGGCCGGCGAATACGTAGTTGTTGGCGTTGTCGCAGCGCCCGCGCCCACCGCGCTCGAAAATGACGCGTTGAGCTGAACCGTGTCCGCATCCACCACGCTGGTGACGAACCGTATCTCGCCACCGTATGCGATACCCTGCCCCGCAACCAGCCCATGCGCTGCCGAGAATGCCAGCGTCGTACCCGACGCCGACGACAATGACCCTCCCGGGGATGATTGTGGCCCTCCGCCCAGAGCCGCCTGAAACAGCGCGCCATGCACCGGCGCTTGCGTCTGATCTGCCCAGGCGCTCAGGTAAGTCGTCAGGTTGAACTGGGTCGTACGCCGCACATTGGGCGGATTGCCCGCAAAAGTGCGCGACCCCGTTTTGTCTTTCCGCTGGCCCGTCGCGGTCTTCTGCGTCGCTGTCAGGCTCACCGGCGGTATTCGGTTTGCACTGGTCACCGCGGCCGCAACGCCATAACTACTCTCAAGAGCTACATAGTATCGGTTCTCGCTCGAAGAAACATACGATGACATTCCTGATCCTCGTGTCTTATCTGCTCAATGCCACTGTGAAGCTGACCTTGGCGGCCTGTAGATAGTTGCGGCCGCCGTGCTTGACCTGGTTGTAACTTACGCTGTAGCCCCCGGAGTAGAAAACACCATCGCCCCAGTCGCCGCCGTTTTCATCCAGCGCCTGCGTAACGGCATCCACACAACCATGTAACTGGTCTTCCAGCCCATCCAGCCGGTCTTGCGAAACACGTGCCTCCACGATAATTCCCACCTCGCCGGAAAACACCCGGAACCGCTCCTGATGCGAGTTAGTAAGTCGTTCGCAATAGACTTGAAACAGTGGGTACTTGGGACTGCTACTCTGTTCTACGATCTCGGCAGAGACATTCTGGGCGAGTATCTGCTGCGATGTAATCGTCGGCAGCGTTATGCCCGACATCAGCGAAATTTCCTGCGCTGTTGACGAGAGGCCGGCATCGCCGCTCAACAAAGCCACCGTTTTCTGAACAACCAGGGTGCTCGCCAGCGCCATGCTACCCCCTCCGAATCACTCGGTTCTGCACCGCATAAGAACTCGGCGCCTGGCCATTTCCCGGTGCACTTCCGGCATTGAGCACATTAGGCTGTGTCCACGAGGAAGAAACTGCTACCGCCTCGCTGTTCTGCCGCATCAATGCTTCCGGCCCATTCCCCGCGTACACGTTCCAACCCTGCGCATTACTCGGTGGATTGCTCACACTTACCTGCGCCTGCATCGCCGCGGCCACGTTTATTGTTACTAATTCACTCGTCACTCCCTCCTGGCCTCCCGCATTGATCAATGCCACCGCAAAATAGAAAGTCACCGGAGCGCCAGCGCCAACAATAGTCGTAACCAGGGGAGCCAGCGCGCGAGGTATTGGATCGGCCGTCAGCCCAATTCCGATATCAAGGCACCTGGCTCTTGCTGTTCGGGCGGCGGTCCCGTATTCTTGCAACTTCCACTGATATCGATCGTTGGACTGGTGCCCGTTGGCGTCCTGATATACGTCGCGAAGCGTCTGGAAGGCGTGCCATCGCTTCAATTCCGGGGTCACCACAACATCGGTCAACCCCAGGGTTCGCCGGCGCAAGCTCAGCACGTCACCAAACACGGGATCGATAGACCTGTTATCCAGCAGGAAGGTCACGATCTCCGTTTGCATCGCGTCCTGAGCATTCGCTATCTTGGCGTCCACGTCGATGCCCTCCGCCGTTGCCGTTTCCAGCAGAGAGCTGTCGTACAGCGCGAGATCCTGTGTGCCGTTGATGGGACCGTCAGTGAAGAGTGCCATCGCTTGCCTTCAGGAACTCTTCGCCGGCTTCAGTGCGCTGCGAAGCGCTTCGATATCGCTGTCGGAAAGAAGTCGAACCTGCGCTCGGCCTACAAGCTCGCGCCGCTTGGCCGCTTCAACCCCTTGCGTCATTTCCGTTTGATATTGCGTGCGCTCATCCGGTGTCGCCAATCTCGCTCTGCCTTCCACGATCATCCGCGCCGCCACGCCCTTCGCCACCTCGCTGACTTGCCCGGGCCGGCCGCCGTCGGATGTCTCGTTGCTCACCACGATGGCGTGAGTGCCGGCAATTTCTCTCTCCACTTGCCGGATCTTTTGAAAAAATGCTCGTAGGTCCACCGATGCGCTCCTGATTTTAGGCAGAGGAGATCACTCTGATCCCCCTGCCCGTTGGTCAGACTGTCGTTACGAGTACACCTGAACACCGCAGGTGTTCCGCAGAACTCCGCACCCGTAAAGTACATCCACGGTGAATTGCTGAGTAAGTGTGCTCGGCTGGTAACTCATCACAACTCGCAGACCGAAGTTACCCATCTCCGCGTACTCGGCTACGGCGCCAGTGCCGGGAAGCGGCTTCGGTAACCGCCGAATCACCAGACCGATCGCATCCTTGGTAAATGCCAGATTGTCTGTGACCACCGGAGCGCTGCCACTCTTCGGAACGAACTGCGAACGAAGAATGAAGAAGTCTTTCATCTTGCCGACCGCGCCGTCGATCAACGCTCGTAAGCCAGCTTCACCCGCGGTGCTGAATTCGCTGAATCTCGGAATCTGCCGCAACGCCGAGTAAGCAATCGAGTCCACCACCAGATATTTCGTCGCACTTGCGGGCACCTTCGCCAGGAACATCTCGGATTCCGCCGCGTCGACTGCGTCCTCCGTCAGGGCGGTCCCGCCCGTCCCCACCGGTGAATTCGCAGTGAACTGTGGCGCCAGATTGAGCAAGTCGGATTCAATCCGCTGTGCCAACGCGATTACCGCGGGCTGCATGTATAACTGAAGCAGATCGGGGACCGCCAAGACCTTAGTGACATCGGGAATCTGGAAAGTCGCCTCCGCGTGGGTGTTTAACACGATCTGCGCATTGCCCAGATTCGGGTTCTGTGGTTGAACCGTTCCGCCCTCCGCGATGTTGTTAGCCACTAGTGTCGGTGGAATCGGGACGTTGATTGTGTCGCCCGTTTGAGCCAGAGCCGGTTCATAATCCCGGTTCACCAGATTGCCCATCACCAGGTTTCCCATCAGCGCGGGCAGCGCGTCTACGGCAACCAGCTTCACGATTGCACTCGCAACGTTACTGGTTGTAATCACTGTCGGACTTGTTGACATTCTTTCTTCTCTCTTCCTTATGGGACTCGGCTGAGCCCGTTTACAACCCCTTCAGGGTCTGTGAAGCGAGACGCGCCACTTCCTGCCGTGCCCGCTCTAACTCCTCCGGGTTCATCCCCGGACGGATTCTCTCCAGGTCGATACCGCCGCTTGTCGTTGGCGGCCGCGGCATCGGCTCCATCCCGGATCCGCCGGAAATCCGCGCCGGCAGCAGTTCTGGATTCTCGCTGACGAATTGGGAAAGATAATCGCGAAGGGTCATCTCTCCGTTCCCGCTTCGGGCGACAAGTTTGCCGTCAGGGGCCCGTTGCACATCGTCCTTTACGGCTTTGAAGGCCAGCTCCACTTTGCTGACGCCCAGACGCTGTAACTCAGCACGCAGGATTGACTCTCTCTCGGCTCGCTCTGCTGCGGCACGGCTCCGCTCGTTCTCTGTCGCCAGCTCATTGACTCGCCGCTCCAGTTGCTCTCGCCGCTGGCGTTCCTCAATCAGCTCGGTCTTGTAAGCCGGCTCCGTACGCGTTTGCTCCGCCCGGAGGAATTCTTCGATCGCACCCCGAATGATGCCGCGAAGGTCGTCCTTCGTCGCCTGCGCTGCGCTCTCTTCCCTCGGTTCTGCCTCGTTCATGCATGCTCCTCAAGTTCGCGATGAACTGCGTGGCGCCGGCGCCTCAACCAGAAGCCGCGCTTCCGCCCGGTCCGCCTTCAATTTCCCGAACGATCTGATCCTTGATGTCCTGCCGGCTGTCGCACAGGTATTTCAACGCCAGACGTTTGAACACCTGCTTAGTCAGCGTTGGTGAGTCGATTCCAAGCCCCAGCAACTCCCGCGCATCGGTCAGCTCAGTACTGAAATCGCCGATATCAAACTCATCCATCCCTGACACATCGATAAACAGCTCGTCCTGGCGTGCCTGATTCACCGCGGCGAGCACGCGTTTCATCGTTTCTTTTGCCGCATCGCCGTAGGCGCGCAGGACCTCCTGAGTGATCGCGAAGTCCCGTTGCTTACTAAGCCCCGACTGTGCACTTGCGCTTCCAAGGCTTCCTCCCGCCTGCGATGTGTAACAGACCCGGTAGATCTCCTGTTGCAGACGAGTCAGGTTATCCGCGGCAATCTGGAAAACGTTCCCCTGCGGTTCCGTCCAGCCGAATTTGTCGTCCTTGCCGAGTTGAAGATAGTACGATTCGCCGAGTAACTCATTCCAATCCCGGTCCGAGTAGATCACCGGCATCGAGAACAGACCCATCGTCAGCGCCCACGACAGTGCATTCGATTTATTGAAATGCTCTAACTGCAGAAGTGCCGCCTTATTCATCAGCCACAGGCCTTCAGGCACCACCAGATCCACTACGGGCACTCGTCGAAGCCTCGCCAGACCGTGAGCGCCGGTATCCACTAACTCTGCCTGTTTCCCTCCGTCGTCGGACCACGACCATGAAGGAAATCCCTGTACCGGCCTTCGCTCGCTATAGATCCGATATGTTTCCTTGTCGTAATATGCCCAGCGGGTCTCGTACATCCAGACAGGATCTTCCGGATTCTGCTTTCTTAATCCGCCAGTCCGTAACACCAGCCACTCGTAGTTACCGTGCTCGTCGTAACTCCAATTGATCAACTCTTCCGGCGAGTAGTGCAACAGATACGCCCGTGAGACGCCCGTGGCATCTTCCTCCGCCCTCGTACCGGCGTTCTTCACCACTTTCGGAAAGTCGATCAGAATGTGGCTCCGCCCGAACACCAATGCCTCGATAACGCAAGTTCTAAAGAATTCAGAAAAGTGCGTCCCTTTCAGGTCGCAGTCCCCAATGAAGCCGGGGTAAAACTTTCGCGCAGTTTCGTTCTTCCCCTCAAACGTCAGCACCGGTTCTCTGCGAAACAGTGTGGCGGTATACCAGTCGATGATCGATCCTGCGTAATTCTCATAGAACACACGGCTCAGCCGTTCTCCGTAAACTTCGGCTGGTTCTTTGCTCCTTCGCGCCAGGTATTCTCCGGCATTCGCTTTGATCTGCTCGCCCCCGGCGTACAGATCACGATACATCCGCCACGCCGGCTTTCTGACGCGAAACTCGGGGTGTTCGCGAAGAATCTCAATAACACCCTTGTCTATGACCGCTCGGTTCCCGGGGACTGTCATAGCAATCGGTATCTTTGCTCGCCAAACGGTGGCTGCTTCCTGCATTCCTGCCAAACCAGATATCCGAGTGCATCCGACAGGTGCGTTCGCTTTGAATCGCGATCCTTGTCGATCACCGAGCTTTCCTTCTTGAAGGTCACTTCTTCGAAATCCTGAATCAGTTCCCTGCACTTCGGATGAACGAACAAGCGCGCTTCTCCGTCCGCAGCCGCGAGTTGCGCATTCATCAGCGTCACCCGCTCCCGCACGCTCGGATTGCTCACCGGTATCCGGAATAGCGCGTTACGATAGCCCTGGCGCCGCAGAAAATCCTTCACAATCGTGTAGTCGCTCATTCCCGTGGTTCGCCTGGCGCTTCCCGAAGCGTCTCCGAAGATGACCACTCCCGCCACGTGACTCGGATACCGGGATTGAAATTCCTCACAAGCATCCTCCGTAGTCGCACCCCGCAACACTATTTCGTCGATCACCCCAATACCTTCTTCACTCTTCTCCGCTATCACCGAGCTCATCGGATCGACGTTGAAGTCGAGCGCCCAAAGCAACGGAGCCAGCGGATTCAGCCCAACCTCGCGCACGTTCACTTTGCGGTCGAACGCGTGATAGACCAGACCCACGTTCATGCTGAGATACTCACCCAGCACTTCCTGCCCGAAAAACTGCTCGTCGTAGCTGCGCTTCAGCCGCTCATAGAAGTCCGGCACCTTGTCTAACAGATGTCGGTTCTCAAATGGCGTCGCGATGATCGCCTCATACCCCGGCACAGGTTCCTTGATAAAACGCTGGAACACCCAGTCGTAGCCTTTGGGTGTCCACACCGCGAAACCGGAAAGGCGCCCTGCCGATGGATCGCGTAACCTGCCCTCCAGCCGTAGCCACGCTTCCTCGGCCGTGTAAGTCAACTCGTCGATGCCAAACCATGCCAGGTTAGTACCTCTCAAACGCTCGAATTCGTCCAGCGAACGAAATAGCACCCGCGATCCCGTATCTCGCATGGTCAGCAGATTCTCAGCTTTGCTGTACTCGTACGGAATCCGGTTTACGTGCAGTATGTCGCTGAAACTTGCCAGCGTCGCATCCCGTAACATCGGATAGGTCGGGGCGCCAATTAGTCCCAGCCTTCCCGGATTCAGGTAAGTCAGCCGGATGGCTTCGTGACATAGTGCCTGGCTTTTCCCCGACCCGATCGGTCCCGAAAATCCCTTGAATCTGGCCGCCGACTCATGAAATCTCTTTTGCGATGGCAGCGGGCTGTACGCTATGTCTCGGACTCGGACGTCGCCCGGGGCTCCACCCATGTCACTCTGATCTCCCTCGGTGTCTCCTCGTCCGCCAGTTCCCGCTCTAACTGCACTAACCGGATGAAATCCCCCAAATTCGCCTTGGGAGTCTCTGTCGCCATCGTCGCTTCAAGCCGATGCAGTAACTTTGCCACTTTCCCCCGCGATGTCAAACCCGTTCCCGTGTCGTCTCCTTCAGCCTTTTTGTCCTTTCCTCTACGTGTTTTCTTTGTTTCGGCCGTTGTGACTTCCAC